CTCCAGGGGAACTTTCACCATAAGGCCACCATCCACTGTCTCGGACGGCTGAATTTCCCAGTTCCCCAGCTTAATGGCCTTACCCATGAGCTTCCAAAGCAAGGCAGACGCCTTGTTCAGGATGTCCTCGGGCTCGGTCTGAAGCCAAAAATACTCAGTTGTTGCGTTCAATTGATTGATTAAACTCATTTTCTATATCCTCCTGTGCAATCAGGCACAGGACTTAGGCACCTTTGGCTTTTTGCAAAGCCTCCATCATGCCTTTATCAAGGTCTGCGCCTGTCGCTTTTGGTTGTTTGGTTTGCTGTTGCGCGGGACTTTGGCCTTTTGTGACCACCTTCCCGGTCGCCTCTTCGCCTTTCTTCAGTTCCAGAAGGCGTTTGAGTTCCACGTTTTCCTCTTTTGCAATACGCGCCGCTTCCGCAGCATCGTCTCTCTGAATTTCCCGGTATGCCACCATAGGATCACTCATACCTGTTTGGTCATTGGTAAGGTATTCCTGGATTCTCATCTGCATGTCCGGGGTACTGAAGTCTTGATTCTGTCGGTAAAAATCCTTGTGCATGGCCTGTATGTCCCGCTCGTCTAAGGCATTTTTAAACTCAGCCTGCGCCGCGTTTAACGCGATCTGGGACCCTTCCTGCGATCCCGCCTTCCAGGCTAATGAAGTCGCTTTAGCGATGAGCTTCCCCAATTGTTTTTGACTTCCCGGCTCGTCAGGGTCTAACTCGGCTATTTGTTTCTCTATAGTCTTGATTTCCTGTCCGTAGTCCGGGCCTTTCGGGGCTTCCTTGGGTTGTTCGTCCTTGGGTTGCGTTCTCATGCCCTCAAGGTGTCGTTGGAAGAACTCAACTTGTTTTTTGAGAGTTCCCATTTCGGTCCCTTGACTCCCCAATTTGCTTTCAAGGTTTTTCAATCCCTCTTGTGCCGCCTCTTTCGTCTTCCACGCCCCTAAATAGGGTTCTACCGGCGCTTGCGTGTCGGTTTTGACATCTGTAGTATCCGGTTTGACGATGGGCTCATTAGCTTTCTGCACGTCTGTAGCTGTCATGGTGTTTCTCCTTTCTGAGCCGATTGCTTTATGGGGTTGCCCTGAAATCCAGGCCCCGCAACGGTTGTCCCAGATCCTTGTGGGTTAAAATAAAAAAGCCCGGGCCTCACAGCACCTTTACGGTGTTGTCTGTGAAAACCCGGGCTTAGAGTGTCCTGCTAATGCAGGGCTTTATGTGTCCGGTTAGATTGTTAAGTTAAGTTTGTCTATCTCATTATAAATGTCCTGAGTAGTGAGTGGGGGCCTTGAAAACATCTCCCGAAGTATCTCCATATTAAGGTCAGGCGCAGTTTCTCCAACATGGGCTTGCCACGGCAAGAAATCAGCGTGATTTATGTCTTCATATTCCATTTACTTTCCCGCACTTCCTAATCCCCAATATCCTTCAATGGGAGTTGCCGGGTAATTTGATTCCCTTGGAACTTCCCCCCAAAGTGAGGAATTTAAAGCCTCTATCACCCTCTCCATTTCTTCCTTAACACGCTTCGCCACAAATGCGATATCTTCATCAGGCACATTAAGGGGTGGAGATAATACGGTTTTCCACTTATACGTTGTTGGAATATCTGTCACACCTTCTCCTTAACCGCAACATCCGGCCTACCCCTGATCCCGCCATCGTTCACGGGGATCTTAATTGAGAACTCCCCGGTCGGCTTGCCTTCCAGCCATAAGAGGAAGCGCTTCTTGAACCCCTCGAACATATCGTTAATCTTTTGAGTGTTGTCGGTCATGCCATCCATTCATTCCATCTAATAATAGCCGCTTCTTGATACTTAGCTGTTCCCCGGTCATCAACTACCTGTATTCCATCCTCAACACATGGTTTCACTGGACATTCAGGATTGATACATATTACGGCCCCCCAAGCATTGCCGTCCCGTTTTGGATTTGTAGGTTCTAAAATTGGGATACTGCCACATCGACACGGTACTGGTTTTATCATTATCACCCTCCCTTATCAGTCATATTACGGGCCAAACGGTCTTTCCGGTATTTTTGCTCAAATCAACGTCAAGAAGGCGGTCAATTCCGTTATCCTCAAGTTGTGATATTCTGGTTTCCTGGCCCCAGCATACAAGGGTCATGGCACCAGACCGTTGATTAATTAATTTCCAATGCTCCCAATACCATGTATGTTCAAAGTCTATTGTCATCCCGCCGGTTGAATCCCCTTATCCTTCAGATATCGGTTGTACTCCCCCCTGGTCTGTATCGGTCTCTCATGATCCGACTGGAGCACCTGCACCGCAGAGGGTAGCCATGGAACATCATTGTCGGTTTGTATCCCGCCGTGGCCGAAGCTGATTATCTTCTTAGCCGACTTACCACACTGAGAGCACCTAACAGCAATAGGGCAGGCATCCATTCTAAAAACTCTATCCTGCCTGGAAAAACAGTGAGGGCATTCAAATTCATACAAAGGCATCAGTTACCACCCCCGCACAGAAGTTAAGCCCTTCCGTTTCTCTCTCGCGGCCTCATCAACCGGGCCCGTAGACAAGGAGAACCCCCCCGTTCCCTGCCCGAAAGATGGGTTCACACCACCCCCTGGAGTAACAGGAAGCTGCTTAGGCTTAACGCCTTGAGGGATCTGCATCTCTTCCGGGACTTTCTTCTTTTTCTTAGCCGGAGTGCCAAACCCTCTAAACGAAAAAGGCGTGTCAGTTTTGTATCTTTCCGTCATTGTTGGCATTAGCTTATCCTCCTTAATGTGGTAATATCAGCCCCGACGTCGGGACGACGATCTTGTTTTGCTTATCTCTCTCCTGGGCATAGTGCACCGCCAGGGCATTAAACGCCTTACTGAATACGGACAACACCAGAATCGGGTCGGTAATCGGCCCGGATACGTTCACCCCACCATTACTGAGCATGTTTATTGATATGGTATTCACGATCATCGGTTGCAGTGCCGTCGCTTTTCGCTCTTCTTTCAGTCTCATGCCTTTACCCATTTACAACCCCCTTTGCACTCCCGCCGGCGGCATCTTACCCTGTTGCGACTTCGGCCCGGCTGGTTTCACGGTTTTAACCTGTCCCGTGCCTCCACCATTACCTCCACCCTGGTTGGTATCCCCCGGCCCTCCCTGTGATTGCACAAGGAACTCTTTGAGCATCATAGCCTCTTCCTCTGGCAGTCCGGCGGCAATCAAGATTTGTAGTGCCATATCAAGCTCAGTCTCGCCCATTCTCTCAATGATTTCCTTCCAGGCCGGGAAGTTGATGGACTCTAACAAGGCCCTACGGTCGATTGCCCCGTCCTTATACAGGCCCATAGCCATTTCCTGCACCTGCAAGCTGGTTCTCGGTGTCGTCCGCACCGCCTCAACAACATAACTGAATTTCCTGCCAGCGTACCGAGACCCTATAAACTCCGTAGCCTCTCCGGCAACTTCCACCCATTCGCTCTTAGTCCCGAAGTTCTGCCATAATCCTATCGCCCAACGGCTTCGTTGCTCTGCAATAGTGTCAATAGATGATGTTTTGGCCTGCATGAGGACTTGATTACGCTCCTGGAGGGCCACAATCGCAGAGGCCGCTACGATACCCTTTGGGGCCTGCCCCCGGTCAGCGTCCTCGATCTGGTAAACCCGGTCAAATAGTCTGATAATTAATTCCAAGACCTGAAAGAACGTCGCGGGAAGGTTCGGGATCTCCATGAACTCAATCCGGGCATTGGGTGTGGTTGGCATCAGGATAAGACGCCCGGCCTTGGTAAGTGCGCTCTCAATCATCGCCCGGGTAATCCCGCAGTGCTGTTGGACAATCAGCGGAGGTGCCATGACATTTATCACGTAGGCAATGAGCTTGCTGACGATCCGATTGATCTTAACAATCAGATCCCCGACCTGTTCCGCAGCCGCGAATCCCCACACAGACACCAGATCCCGGTAACTATTGGCGGTGTAAATGGGGAATCTACCCCAGGGATGCGTTTGTTCTGCTAACTCTACCTCTAATACAGGATTGATATTCGGGTTAGCCGAATCGTCTAAGATCATATATTCGCTTCTATCTTTTGACTTTTGGTCCCCTTTGCGCTTGGTAATCGTGATCTTACGTATGCCATCAGGGTAAACGGGCTCTTTACGGCTCACCACCTCGAACACGGGTCGCCCCTGGTCGTCGGTCAACGGGATGTCCATACCAATGATATTCTGGCCTGTGACCGGGTTTTCTTCCCTGACTGTCCGTGTCCGGCTGTCCTTCACCCACACCTCGATAATCAAACACCGCTCAATCTTCTTGTCGCTGGCCGTCCTATCAGTCTGCTTTACCTGATACATGGGATCAGCGTAGTTACCTATCCGTTGCTGTGATACCGTGTAGTTGTCGGTCTTGTATTTCTCGCGCTCGATCCCTAACAGTTGATATGCATCTTCTTGGTCAATTCCGGTAACGCCAAAATCCTTCTCAGCCTTGTCTACAAAATCCAGATAGGCAAAGCAGATATAGGGCGGCTCGGTGGACATATCATCCCAGTTCCCCGGTGCCGGGAAGAAGGCAAAGGGGTCCGTGACCATAATGTCAGGGTCTTTCCGTTCTTTGTCCCAATACGGCTTTTCAGGGGTAATACCATAGATTTCCATTGTCCGGGCTGAGGCTCTTGTCTTCAACTGCTGGCCGGTGTCCTTCCACCACTTCTTGAGTTTAACGCTGAATATCTCTTCTACGCCGTCCTGTATGCCGTCCAGGTCAACGACTTCGCCTACGGGCTGCCTGGCTGTGATATTTGAGACTGTGCGTTCGATGTTGGCAAAGTAAAGATTGACAGGTGTATAAGCCTTCGTGGCTGTGATCCCGCCTATGGTTTGTTTCCCACGATACAGGGCGTAGTTAGCAAGGAAGTCTCCAGGCTTACCAAGCCGCTCCTTTTCAATCCGTGCTATCTCGAAGAGATTGAAAGCGAAGTCCGGGACATCCTTGTCACCTTTGGGAGGGATGCTCGTTAGGTTCCATTTGTCGTCAAAGTTAGGCATTGATTTATCCTTTCAGGGCAAACAAAAAGGGCGGAAATAAGTGGGTAAGCACTTACCTGCGCCCTTCGTTGTTTCGTTGTCAGTCCTCAGCCCGGCCAGGCTTTGGGTCTGAACCCTGATTTTATTGTTACTTCATTTTATACTCTCGCTTCACTACAGTTCATAAAACCCTCTTCGCCCCATCCAATATCCTCAAGAGAAAAGAAATGTGGGTAAATTCCGACTGACTCTCTATACAATTTGTTAAGTTTAATGTCTGATTCATGTCGGTAATTAAGAAACATCTTGTAACATTTAGGGCATAAGCGCGTTTGGGGTTTTTGCTTGAAAAAGCCGCTTCTTGTGTATGCAAAATCCTTATTACACTTCTTGCACGTGCCCTCTATCTTACGCCCCAGCAGTGGCATTATGCAACCACCCCCGTTTCGACTAACAAGACAGTGGGATATATCTTCTCTTCATACCATTCGACCTGATTGTCAATAACCCTGTAACCACAGCTAACCCATGGATATATAGTATCGTTTACGGCTTGTTCTCCCGAAAGACCCCCCAGTTGCCATATCATCCCGGACTGTTTGGAATCCGTCATACCTCTTCCTTCATTACGCCTTCCCCTCATCTTCTTTTGAAAATGACACATCAGAAGAAGACAGGTCCATGACCGTGCCCCCTCCATGAACGTGATACCCTTCAGACCTTAAAACAGCCTCTATCTTTTGCCTTGTTGCAGGGGGGATCGCTGGCTTTATTTCCAAGAAATGTTTAGGCATTAAACCACCATCCCTTCTTTATTGATACGTTTAAAAGTACCCGTCATTGAAATGTAATAATCTTCCGTAGGGTTTTGCTTGAGGTTTTCCTTCATAGCTTGGGCTAATATTTCGAATGTTCCATAACTCGCCCGTGGAACAAGTAGGACTATATTATCGGTGCCAAGTCCAACCTGAAATACATTCTTACGCGATAGGTCTATGCCTTTGAAATCTATATCAGCCATTCTTCATCTTCCTCGCAACATTGCTCACGTACTGAGGGGAAGTCCCGACCAACTCTGCTATTTTGGAGTGTGATGTAGTAGCGGTAAGGAGGTGCCCTCGAATCTTGTCAGCCTTAGACAATTGAGGTGGCCAGGGACGCAACTCTTTCACCGGTTCTGGCGGACCCACCACCATCAACCTCCCGCTCGGAGCCAGCGGTGCAGAACATCCAACGCATTCCATATCGCTTGACAGCAATGAAGCCCCATCCCCCCTATCCAGACCATAGGTGTACCATCCCATCTTCCGCCACGGGTCTCTCAGCCGCAGCATGGCCCCATTTGGCAGCACGTCAGGGTTAAACGTCTCGGTTGTCTCGTAATAACTGATCTTACACTGCGGGCATTTGACTATCATTTGTTCGCCCCCCTCAACTGCTTTAGCAGTATATATATGGCCCCAGCGTTCATGGTCCATGTGTATGAAATGTTTAGAGCATCTTCGGAATCACAACCAAAGGCAAGAATTTGTTGCAGTTTTTTTAATATCTTGCTTTTGGCTGACCTTACAAAAAACTCATTCAGGCTATCGTAGATATTGTCAACTAAGGCCATCTGCTCCAATGGATCAAGAGTGGCAAACTGGAAAAGCGGTTCAGGCTCTTCGTCTACCAACTTGCGAAACTCGGCCAGCTTAACCTCTGATTTCTTCTTGGTCATCATTCCCCCCCTAACACCTTCAAAAACCTCTCTGTTTTCTTCAAAATACTCTTCTCTTCCCCGCTCGGCTCGTCGCTAAACTGATCGTCAAGGCCGTCCGATATAGAGAACACCTCCCCTTTAGGCGATTGCAGGAAGCTCTCGCCGGTCCCGGGCTGTGATTTGGCCTTGAACATGATCCATGCCCCCACAACAAAACAAAACAGCCCCAGGCCGATACCGGACGATATTAAGACAAGCGCCATTATCCATTCAGGCATTTATAACTCCTTCCTTAGGTAGTCAATGCATCGCTTCGTTTGGGTATTATCTTCCTCCAGCTTATCTACAATAAACTGAAGAGTTTTAAAGTAATGAATCACTAAATCGTCCAAGTCTTCCCTTATTGTCTTATACTCATATACGTTTCTTTCAGAAGCGTTATTATTAGCTTGTAAGCCTCGGACACGGACTCATTTACGCCGGCTTCCACTGAGCGCACCGCCAACTCCATAACATTTAATTTCTGGTCATCGGATAACTCTTTCTTATCTTCTGGCATGTCTATTCCCCTTTTCTGAGGCATTACGCCTCTTCCTCCACACTAAACACGTTACTCCCGTACTGATCCATCCACATACACCTGCCCACCAGCGAGTGAACCAGCCCCCCCATTGCCATAACCGACGGCTCATCCCTCATGAACTGTTTCATCCTGTTCTTTAGGATGGTATGTGCCCCTAAGTACAAGCGTTTACGCTCGGCCCACAAAGAAGACTGTAATGATCTCATGTAGTTATCAAATATCTTAGGCGTATAGAGATCATCAGTCGGCGCTATCAGGATCGCAACGCTCGGATTATCGTGGGCGTTCCTAATTAGCTGCTCGTTAAAGAGCGCCAGGGTCGTATAAAACCTGTCAGGATCTCCGAACCATACCGTTAATAGTTGTGGTTGAATCCCAAACCCATACTTCTCCCTCATCTTGACGCACTCGGCCAACAGCGTAGGAACATCGGCGCTTTCCGCCTCTGCTAACATCCGGAACTTGGCGTCTTGTGGGTTGTAGTGTTCATATTTACCAACTGAGGGCGGCCTGATTACCCCGACAATAGCCGCATACCCAGGTCGGGCAAGGTGTTTCTCTGACACTTCCGTGGGCCATCCAATACAGGCGTACAGATCATGGTACATATATTCGCCATCCTCAAACCACCAGGGCCTTTCCACTAAAGGCTGTCCCGTGATATTGGCATGATCCCGCCGGGCCTGCATGATCTCAACAGGGTAGGGATGGGTGACGAATTTGATTACGGATTCAGGCATAAAAGTTCTGGATAATATTTTTCAATCAGTTCGTCTTCAGCTTCTTCCATTGCTTGAAGTTTAGCTTCTGAACCGACCCTTGTTGCGTTCTCTGCCTCGCGTATGTATCGCAGCGCAGTCTCGAATCTGCTCTCACCTGGAAACTTTCGCTCAACCGAATAGATCAGTTGGTCAAACTGCATTTCGTTCTTTGTCCGCGCCCCCGTGAATTGCGAAAGCTCAAGAAATAGTCGGTCTATCGTTTTGGTTTCTGTAATCTTCAGCTCTTTCACGCCGCCATCCTCAACTCTTCCGGGTCTCCCTCGAAGTCACAGCCATCAAAGAAATTAGGTTCTTTAATTACTGAACTAATGCCGTACCGGATTGCATCTATGCAATGATTGTGCTTATCCTCAATCTTCGGAAGAATGTCGTTTGTCTGCTTATCCACTTTCCAACTGTAAAGTCTAAACTCTTCCGCCGTGTGTTTGCACCGCTCATGAATGACTATCTTTTCAAAGCCTTTCATGACAGCAATCCCATCCTCAACAGATCCCACCCACTTAGGCGCAGCATCACAGTTGAAGCCCCGACGCCGGGCATGGCTGATTGTCTCAGGACGTGACGAATCGGCCCTTATAGGCCACTTGGCGGCCCCAGGGACGCGGTTAATGAACTCTTCCAGGTTATCCAACTCAATCCCTATGCCATACGCTTCCTGGTCGATATAGAGGCGGTTGTCCCTGATCCAAGAACGTGTCAGAGCCATGGGATCTTGAGAGAAGCCGAAGTCCAGGCCGTAATACAATCTAATATTCTCCCCAGGCTCATCGAACGTGCAGACCTCATATCTACCCCTGAAGATAACAGCATCGGATATCTGACGGCAAAATCCTTCCCAAACGTGTTGATACGCTTCGGGATCAATTTCGAGCATGTATTTACGTTCAGCCTCGAGGACTGCGGGGAAATGAGGATTGTCTTGCCAGCCGACTTTACGGAGGAAGGAATTGGGAGGTGTGTTGACTACGAAGCGCTGATAGGTGGGATCTTCCTCTTGCTGTGGGTTGAATGATATCCATATTTCTGAGTTTTCTTCCCGGATGGTAGGGATTAGGATTTCCCAGGATGTCTCACTGATGACTTGTGCTTCTTCTATCCAGCATAAATTTATGCCTTCTGTTGACTTGATTTCCTGGATGGAGCGCTGAAGGCCCTTGAATATGAATTGAGATCCCATATCGGACGTGATTGAGTTCTGCGTAACCTTGAACCACGGCCCCAGGCCCAGGGCTTCTATCTGATCTGTAATGAGGCGATGGACTGAATCGGCTATTGAGTTCTGAAACTCGCGGGTACACAGGATGCGATATTTATGGGTGTGGGCTAACATGACAAGGGCTTGTGCGAAAGACCATGACTTGGCACCGCCCCTTCCACCATAATACACTTTGTATCTGGCTGGCTTCATGAGCGGGCCGAACTTGGGAGGGAGGCGGATGGTTAAATCATCATTGGTCATCGACACCTTCTGCAAATATGACGGTAATGTTTGGAGGGTTTTTCATATCAACTTTAGCGTCAATCTCTTTCGGGAATAGCTTTGTAATCATATTCAGGAATGTTTTTGGGTTCTTCTTGGCAAACTCTCTCAGCTTTACATCACCACCGAATCCAGCCTTAGCCTCATAGGCTTTCAGGAAGGAGTCTTTGAGGTTGGTGAACTTATTAACTTTTCCTTTAGGCCGCCCAGGACCAGGCTTACGCCCCGCTTTCTTCAAGTTCTTTAATGCTGTGGCTTTAGTACCCATTTCTTTTATATTGCTTTAAAAAACCCAAATCCCACCCTCTCACATCAACGAGGCTGCACGATCTATTGGCTGCCCTTACCCTGCTATTGCCTGTTTCGGTGGATTATCCGGTACTTGCCCCGGTTGTTCCAAAACGATTTTACTGCATATCGGACACCCGATCCCGCCGTCCCCGTCTACATCAAATAAGCAATCACCGATGATGCCGTACCAGCCGCAGGTGCATTGCATCGGATGATCTATGATGCTGTGGTTATAGAGTGGTTTTGGCATTTTATATCCCGGCGCCGGGTTGTTTAAAGTTTTGGTTCCCAGTAAGTGCCAAATATGGCCATGGGCTCTTTTTAAAGTCCCGGCATCGGGCGTTCTGTTATGTCAATTTTGACATATACCCTTATGTCTGCCCTGACATATTAATCTATCATTTTTGACATAAGCAACTATCCTACAAAGGCCCTTTTATCCCTTGATACCCCCGGACTCTTAGAGGTTGCTTGCTTTAAGTCCAGTTCGGTACCCCCATCTCCAGCCTACTTAATGCCTAATGGCTGTCTTACCCGATTGCTTTAGCCTGCAATCATTAACC